CACCATCCCACAACTTCTGATTGTGTTAACTGTGCATAGGGCGTGAATGATGATCCTGTAGCAGGTTCAGGGAATGAACAAGTGCCATAGACAGAAGATGTAAATGTAACAGGTGGAGTGGCAGTATTAGCCTCGGTTCCTGTGCATCTCCATCCACAAGTTAAAACGACTTCAGAAAAGCCATTGATGGTTTGTGTGGATGCTGACATCCAATCTATACTCCATAAAATTTGTGCGTTTAACACATTAAACTCCTTTATTGAATTTCGTCAAGTTGTTGTTGAGTTGGCTTAGGATAAGTTGGATGGTTCCAAACATCTATGTAATCACCTTTTCCATCCCCATCATTGCGAACAACAATGATGTTATTCATAGGAATAAAGTCAGTGAACTTTAAATCTGGGTAAAGAATGCATATTTTTTCGGCTAGTGATTTCATCATGCTCCTCTTGCTAAAAATGCTTCAAATCTTGTGGCAACGCCTGAATTAACATTAACATTGCTAGAACAAGTAAAATAAACTTCAATGTAATCAGTTGACCCATTCATATAAACAATAGCTGAACCAAGTTGATATTGGTCATTGGCCCCACCATTATTCCATGATGTCATTGATGCATAAAAGCCACCATTTAAATATAGCGATACAGTTGTATTTGCACCATTTGTTGCAGTGCCTGCTTGACCACTAGGAATACAAGTATTTACTTGGTAATAACCTGCAACATTAGGTGTATATCTTTTGTTTGTAAAGTCAAAAGATGAAGAAGTGTCCCACCCACTAGATGTTGTCCAATTCGTTATTTTTGTAAGCGTGTTTGCCGTAACTGCTTGTGTACCAGATGAAGTTACTTTAAATGTAGGTGTACCCGTCAATCCTTTTGGTGCTTGGATTTTTCCACTTCCACTAGGGCTTGTTGTAGTACCCACTAACAAGTTACCACTATTATCTAGTGTCATTGCTTGGGTGAAGGATATAGTTCCACCAGCAGTACCAGTACCTGCCGTATTCCAAATGTGTTGTCCAGCATATTGCGTATAACCTGACGCATAGCTAGATGTTTTGTAAATGTAATTGCCAGAAGAATTTTTATATGTGTTTGCAAATACACTTATTGATGAGTTGTTGCTTGTAATAGCAGAGTTTGAACCACCTAAATCTAAAACTGAAAATCCAGATTGCCATGCGTTTGGTGTAGTTCCTAATCCTAAGTTGCCAGAGGAGTCAAGCACCATTTGTGCTGTACCGCCTTTTTGCCATTGGTATGTTGTAGCACCACCGTTGGCTGTTGCAACATTAAATAACAAAGCACCTGTAACCGTAGCATCGTTTTTAATAGTGCTGTAATATGTTCCGCTACCAAGCCAAATTGTTCCATTATTAGCTGTGGAATCTTGTACGTTAAGCGCTGCATTAGGACTACTTGTACCTATACCTAGATAGCCTGATGAATTAAATGTGCCAACAGTACCGCCTCCAACTATTTGAAATTGTAAACTTCCTCCTGATGGATAACCTATTGCGGTTGCAGAAGCATTTGCATAAACATAAGAAACAGCAGAATTGTTTACTGTAAAACTAAGTTTGTTTGCCAAACCAGTTGTAGCATTCATCACATAATTTGTCCCTGATACAAAAGTAGAATTACTTGTTGTTCCCAAATACAAATTTGTTCCATCAAATCCAAGTGTTGACCCAGTAGCCAAAGCACTTGTACTTGTAGCGTATGCTACGCCATTCGTTGTTAAGCCACTTAATCCTGTTGATATAGGCAATCCTGTTGCATTAGTCAATGTAACGCTAGATGGCGTTCCAAGGGCAGGAGTTACCAATGTAGGAGAAGTGTTCAACACCACGCTACCTGTACCCGTAGATGTAGTCACACCCGTACCACCATTGGCGACATTCAAAGTACCTGCCAATGTGACTGCGCCTGTTGTGGCGGTACTTGGAGTGAATCCTGTCGTTCCTGCGCTAAATGAGGATACGTTGACTGTTGAGCTGACCTTTACATAATCCGTAGCTGTGACTGAATCATAATAAACAATCGCTGTTTCATTTGGCGCAATACTAACCCCAGTACCGCCTGACTTCTTGATGACAATCGCAAACCCGCCCGTGGTATTGTTAATAACTACAAATGTTCTACTTGACGCTGGAGCGATGATGTTTCTAATTGCCCCTCTAGCGCCTGTGCAGTTCAACACATAATACTGAGCTACTGTTGAGTTGGTCGCTGTGGACGTAAACGTAGAGGAGTTATTCCCGTTACTGACCGAGAGCGTGATGTCTGAGTCCTGCGTGATATTATTTGTACCTGCAACCGATACATCAATCAAAATCGTCAAGCCATTGTTGACATCATCGCCCCAAACACCAGACTCTGTGCCAGTAGTGGGTAGAGCTAAACCTAGTAGTGATGTGTTAGTTACTGTCATGTTTTATCCTGTTGAAATCACTGTCCAATTCGGCGTTTGATTGTCGTCAATTGTAGACCAGCCTGGGGTCTGTGCGTCCCCAATATTCTGCCACGAAGGGTTCTGGCTGTCATCAATTAAACTCCAATACACCGCAAACATATTGCCCACTTGACCCGTTGCGTTCACTCCTGTCAACTGAGCCGTCCTTGCTCCCATCGTCACGGAACCCACCAAGCCACTCGCCCCAACACCTGTCAAAGCTATCGTGATGTTTGGCCCAACTGAACCGACATTACCATTTGCGGTAACGCCCCTCAAAGCCGCTAAAACCGATCCGACTGCGCCCGTGGAGCTTGTTCCAGTCAATCCCACTGAACTGCTGGGGGCCACCGTACCAACTGCACCTGAAGCATTATCCCCTGTCAGTCCAAAACTCTTGGCTGGACTGACTGACCCTACCGAGCCACTGGCAAAAACTCCTGACAGCGCCCGAGCATTGGTGACCATCAACGTGCCAGCATACCCAGATGCCGCATCGCCTGACAACCCCACCGATACACTAAAGCTGACCGACCCAACCGCTCCACTACCGCCAACACCTGAGAGCGCTATAGTGATATTAGGCCCGACAGACCCTACACTACCAATTGCTCCATCGCCCGTACCAGCCTCAGACTCAACCGCTACGACTGTCCCTACATTTCCTACGCCACCTACGCCCGTTAAAGCGATGGTGATATTGGGGCCAACTGATCCTACATTACCCGAGGCTGGGTCTCCTGTGAGTGGTAGAGTACCGCCCCAAGCTCCATCACCCCAGTTGCCATAGCCCCATGTTAATGCCATACATTATGTTGTGGACAAACGTAGTAATGCTGAAGATGTCGAGTTGGAAGGCATGGTCAATGTAAACGTACCCGCCGTGATGGTCTGAGAACCAAAGGTATGAACGCTCACTGCCTTATTTGAAGCACTGGAGTTGTAAAGCAAAACAGCATCAAAGGCGGTGTTTACTGTCAAAGCTGTCCACTGAAAGCTCGCAGTAGGAGTCCAATAAGCCACGCCCGCCGTAGAAGATGAGTTGGTAGCAATCGGACTTGTACCATTTGTCACCGTCACACCACCAGCCGTATATCCAGTACCTGAAGTGTTGGTCACCTCACCAGTAGTAGAGTACGCAGTTGTGGCCGCATTGACAGTAGCAGATGCAAAGTACAACGCTGCTTTGAATGTATTACCTGTACCAGTGGTAAAGTTGTGAGTGGCTGTCATCAGCTCACCCATGAAAGAGGTACACATTGATTGCTGATTCGCCATTTTAAGCTCCTTAGAATGTTTCTACCGTACCCGAAACAAGGGACGGCATTTGTTTTAAAGTCACATGAGCAGAACGGTGAACCAACTCACCATCAAGATAGTACTCATCCCATGTTGTGTACTCAATATCATTGTCGATAAACCCGGGTCTATGCTCCAACAATGAAGTATCCATGTCGCCTTTGGTAGTTGTGATAATCATGCGATCCTCATTATTGCATTAGTGCTGTTTATGGCAGGCATTGTGACTGTGAACGAGTTAGCACAAGTTTTATCTGCGCCAAAATCCAATAGAAAAACTGAAGCATTATTTTGACTTGAATTGTAAATCAAAGCACCACGAGCTGTAAACGCCGCTGGGCTCCACACTACATTTGCAAAAGACCAATAGGCCACTGTGCCACCTAAAGAACCAGACGTTGGAGTTTGATTAATTGTCAAAATCTGTCCGCCTTGCGTATAACCTGTTCCAACTACCTCCCCAACAAGTTGGGTAGAGTACTGCGTTGTGGTCGCATTCAACGTGGCCGCTGACGTAAATAGTGCAATTTTGAACGTGTTGGGATTGGTGGGCCCAAAGTTGTGTAAACCTTGAGCTATTTGAACTCTGAAGCTGGTCGTGGCAGTCTGGACTATGCTCATGTGACCGCCTGCCTAAATTGTGGAGTGCGGTATGCATCTTGACGCTCCATACCATCACCAAGACGTTTAGCAAGAGCTAATGCCTCAATGTACTTTTGATTGTAAAGCGCCATCATGTCTTGCTCACCCTTCATGAAGGTATAAGCCTCGACAAGAGATCCATACAAAAGCACGGTATCAAAGTTGTCCCCAAGCCAAGAAGTACCACTTGGGTTGTTAGTGGTATCTGCGATTGAAACTGGGTAATAGTAATAATGCAACTCAGCGGTATAAGCAGTGTCAGGAGTGGGGCCCAGTATGAAAGACAATTCATTGGTGATTGCCCCGCTAACGACTGCTGGCCCAAACAAAGCATAGTACTGCGGTGTTCCGTAGGAGTTTGGAAACCCATAGGCTTCACGAATGAAATTGACGTCTTTGTTGAGTAAATACTGAAACTGGCCTTGGAACGTCACTGTTCCTGATACTGCGCCAGTGTTGATTGCAGATAATGCTATTGTGGTTCCTGAAATACTCGTCACATACGCATTAGATGCTATACCTGTTCCTTGCGCCAACTGGCCCACAACAATACCTGAATTGCTATTTACAGTGATCGTAAGGGCGCCAGAAGAGCCTGTAGCGGTCGTGGATGCAGTTGTGTAGATAGCCAGTGAGTAAGGCGCCAAAAAGTCCGTAGGAGACGCTAGATATTGGTTGTTGGGGCTTACCGATCCCGTCACGTTTTTTCGCAATGACGGGAACTGCACCGAGTTATAAATACGCTGTTCAGCTTGCTCAACAAACGTAGGAATATCCGCTACGAAAGTAGTCTCGTAGTTCTGCGTGTAATCCTGAATGTTTTGCTTGAGCTGGGCGTAGTTCATGCCATCGGGCCTCTTGCCATCACACCTTTAGTCGCTGCACCTGTGCCACGAATCTTGATGCCGTCTTCTTTGACGCGGTCATCCATCGTAATAGACACGCCCATCAAAGGAACCCAGTTCTTTTTCTTCTGGAACTCTGGTTCTGTGAATGCATCGGCTGGTCCAACAGGACGGCCTTTCATATCATGCGGTTTTGCATACTCATCAGCAGTGCCATTATTAACATCACGCGCGCGATGAATAGCAGGACTATTTTTTTTGGTGGGTTTAACTTCTGGTTTCATTATTTGCTCCCAGGTTTTTGATTATGAGCGCGAGCCAAATTGCGGCCAACAGCTCTCATGGCTTTACCAGTGACACCACCCTTGGCCATCTTGTGGATTTTTCCACCCTTCTTGAGTTTACTCAAATCAGTGTGTTTGCCAGGATGTTCCTGCTTATCGTGCATACCAAAAGCCTTTTTGATTAGCTTTTTGTCTTCCTTGATGTCATCATGTTTCATTTCAAACTCCTACGTTGTAACTATTGTGACTGTACCAATTTGCACCTGTAGAAGCAAATCATTTTGAGTCAAAGGAACATCAAATTGACTGGCACCACCCACAGGGTTCCACCCCCACTGAAA